ACAACCTCTCTTAAAGAAACATATTTATCACCATCACCTATATCTATTGGTGCAGATTCAATAAATGAAGTCATAGCAGATCCATCATCATCATATCCTGTCTCATGATTATATAGATATTGATCACCAGTGGCTACAGGTAAAGTTCTAATACCTCTGTCAAGCCATGCTTGACGATCCATTGTTCCATAGTACCATATTTTTTCTGAATAGTTATAAGCAACATATCTATCTATTTCGACACTACCAGATGACGGATAAAACCATAATAGCTCACTAAATTCAGAATTAACACCTACATGAACCTTATCTCGTTCTTCAAAATTAAAATCTAAAAATACTTTGTCTTTAACAGTACAAGGTAGCTGTAAAGTTTGTCCACCATTGGTTACATAAAAAGTATCAACACCCATCCAGTAAACAGCATCCTCTACCGCAACAGCAGAAGAAGGACTCATAATCGTTATATTCTTTGACAATTCTTGCAAACCAAAAGTAAATGGAGGACCTATAAATTTCATGGCGTGTAATGTTTTATTTGTAAAAACAAGTAACTGTTGTCTTGTTTCAACAGCTTGAATAAAGGTCGATCCACCACCAAGTCTTAGATCACCTGCCGTGTTTGTGGCAGTTGGAAACCACTCAAGAGGGTTTTCTTGAGACGAGAATCTAATCAACAATGGATCTTGCACACCATCTCCATCTGCAGCCGTATCACTAGAACCAAAATTATCACACCCAAAAGCAATAACGTGTCTATCTTGGTCGGAGACAAGAACTTGTTTAGCTCTTTGTGGGACACTTGTTTTTGTACCTGCAAGAGTGTTTAATTTTACGGCTCTTCCACTCAAGCCATTTGTTCTATCCCAGTAATAAATAGCTCCATCTCTTGGATTAAGTATTAAGTCTTCTCCAAAGTTATCATGTGACCACAATCTGATCTGTGCACCGGGAACCGTGATCGATGCTGCACTACCCCATCCTACAAAGTCATCTGTAGCAAGAGCATTACCTGTGGCTAATCTAACCAATGATCCATTGGCATGTGATGTTGCTGTTGTGCCACTATGTCCACGGGTCACTGTCATTGTATTATCATCAGCAGAAGCCGTGATAAGCATTAACTCGTTATTAATTAAAACAACATCGCCTTCTGTATTCATGCCTGTTTCATCAACAACATCAACACTTGTATCACTGTCAGTTAAGGTTTCATTTAAAGTTGTAGCCAAAGCACCACTAGTTGTACCACTCCATTGTCCTGCACCCCAACCAGTACCACCTACGGTCACATCTAGACCTGTGTTTAACTGATAAGCTCCAACAACACTAGCACCACCATTACCTGTATCAGAAGCATTGGCTGCAATAGAAGAGGTGATTGTATAGCTATTAGAACTAATAATAGATGCGATCTGATACTCTTGATTAAGAACAGCAGCAGTTATATTGCCTCCTAAACTAGTCGCACCAGAGAAAGTTACGAAATCATTTTCATTAGCACCGTGTGCTGGGTCTGAAACAGTTATGGTTGTTGAACCATTTGTAGCTGAAAAGGTTACATCCCCTGCACTGGTTGTAGCTCTAATAGGTGTAATATCATTGAAGCCTTGACCTTCTTCAATATAGTATTTTAGTTGAGTGCCTATACCTAGAAGATCGGCTCCATCTAATGTTACCCAGTTATGTAAACGTCTTGCCGAACCTTGAAATGTTTCTGTTGTGTATTTAGTCCAGCCTCCTATCTTTTCTGGAAAACCAAACCTAAACCTTACTTTATCACCATCAATATAACCGCCTTCATTACTTTCAGAAGTTATGTCAGATATAATACCAGGTTTAAATTTTAACTTAGTTATAGGCATTAGACTGTTCTCCCTGCTACTGTTCCAGAGCCAGTTCTTGTAACATTACTGTCTCCTTGTATATAGTAACCTGCCAATCCTCCCGCAGATCCAGACACACCATTTGTTGGTGCTGTTGATGGGTAAGAAATATCTGTTCCTGTTCCATTTGAACCTATAGATCCACTGGTTCCAGATGCTCCTAGTGCTCCACCTGCTCCACCTGCACCACCTGCACCAGCATTTGTTCCACCACTGGCACCTGCTGAACCACTACCTGCTGATTGAGCAAAACCTTGACCAACACCACCTGCACCACCAGTTCCTGCTGTAGAAGGAATATTTACAGAAAGAGATACTTGGAAACTTATATCATTATAAAAAAAATCTGTACCCGCACCACTACCTGTCATGTACATTGTTAGGTAGTATTTAGTATTTGCTGACAAATTCATTGTCTCTGACCAAGTGTAGCCAGATCCATATAAGTCGCCTCCTTGACCTTGACTAGCGGTATTGGCACTTGTGCTTATGTCAATTTGAGGTTGACCATATCTATCTCTATAATTATTTTCTGGAAATGGGTTTGAAGCATTAGCTGATAATGTGTAAGAAGCATTTTGATTAACTTTAAAAGAACACCACATAGGGCCTTTATTTGAGCAAAGACCCCTAAATAAACTAGAAGTAGTAAAAAGGCCCCAACTTGTATTTACTGCTCCTGATTGTGGATGAGATCCATTTATTCCACCCCACTTTCTATCTCCCCAATTTAAAGAATTAGGGTATGTTTGACTTGGGCTATAAGGTACAAAAGAAGGTTTGTCATTTGCAGGTACGTTTCCACTTCCATATGGATCGCCTGCTTCATCTACAAAGTCAGACAAGGTGGCAGTTACAGGAGCACTTCCTTTCCCACCACCTCCACCGTTTCCGCCACCGCCTCCACCACCTTTGATGTTAGCACCACTATTATTAACAAGAGTAGTTGTTACATCTGCTTTTAAAGCTGTTCCACCATTAGATCCTGCTGCACCACCTTGACCATATATATTACCATTATTAGTCACAGTTATACTTCCAGCACCACCAGAAGCTAAATTCAAAGCGGGAGTACTTGTAGACGTACTGTAAACAGTTATACCTGAATTTATTACAATATATTTTGGATAGTCAACACTATAATCATTACCAAAAATACCTGATCCTGATTGCTGTGTTGCATTAGACGAAAAGGTTTTTTGCCACCCTCTAGCTTGAGAATAAAAACTATTTAAGCTAATAGCACCACTTGTGGGAACATTAGCAGCTAAATTTGTAGCTGTATTATTCCCCGCATTAGATCTTACTTTGGTTCCGCCTCTGTAATAATCATCAAAAGAAACAGGTGTATTACTGCCAGGACTAAATTCATCCCGAATGTCTGAAAAACTTATTATTCCAGAACCAGTTAACGCCATTAGATTGATCCGAAAGCTGTGACGTTTCCAGTAACAGTTAAATTACCGCTGCTATCTAATTTAAATTTATTTGTTCCTTGATAGGCAATTCTTAAAGTCCCAGCTGCTTCAGTAATAGTATAGTCCCCTAAATCAACAGTGGTTGCATTTAAAGTCCCTAAAGTCGTTGTGCCTGTAACACCAAGTGTTCCAGCTATCGCTATGTTTGTATCTAATTTAGCACTTGTTACAGCGTCATTTGCTATCTTAGCAGTTGTTACAGAATTAGAGGCAAGATGAGCAGCATCAATAGATCCGTCTACATACTGATTACTGTCAACTGAATTAGATGCCATCTTGGCGAGTGTTACGTTACTATCTGCAATCTTAGCAGTCGTTACTGCACTAGATGCTATCTTAGCAGTCGTTACGTTACTATCTGCAATCTTAGCAGTCGTTACTGAATCCGTTGCTAAATGAACAGCGTCAATAGAACCATCTACATATTGATCACTGTCAATCGAGTTAGCTGCCATTTTTGCAAGTGTTACATTACTATTTGCAATTTTAGCCGTGGTCACTGCACTGTCTGCAATCTTAGCCGTGGTCACTGCATCGTCTACTATAGTAGGATCTAGTCTAGCTACGTTAGCATTTGATCCTGTTCCGTCAGCATATACAATAGCTACTGTAGAAGCTGCCATACTAACCGTGGTTCCCGAACCACCGCCCTGTAATATAGTGGCAGTTTGTGCAGTGTTATTACTTATAAAATACCATTTTTGTTGATCATTGGGATTTATAGTTAGATTGAAAGCACTAGAAGGATTACCAGATAGTAGTAATACTTTGTGATGTCCATTTGAAACACTTCCATCATCTGTAGTTAATGTTGTATTTCCAGATATAGTTAATGTAAGAACGCCATTCAATGCATCATCGATAATATCGAAGTTTGTATTGGTTGTTGTCCCCCAGGTTCCCGCTTGTTCACCAGAACCTATTTTTTCTATGCCTGTGTTTGCTGTATATGTACTTGCCATAGTTACCTCATTCTACCTCTATCTCTGTCCATATTTCTGACCCAGACGGAGTTACTGTTGTCCATGTCTCTGTGCCACTTGGTGTAATGGCTGTATAAATCTCTGGGTTTGCTCCTGCATTTATATCTTCAAATAACAACTCTCCAAAGGTATCTTGAGTAAAGTTGAAATCTTTAGTAGCAACACCTGCCCTTATCATAATACCATTTGAGGCTTTTGTAAATGCAGACTGTATCTCAGAGGTAGCTAATCTTGCTCTAAGACCAGCAGATGTCATTACAGTGTCGGTGCTTAACTCTGCATTTGCACCAGCACTTATAAAAATAGCGTTTGATGTTTGAGTGGCAGTCGAACTTATAGAAGAGATACCAGACATTATGCCTACACCTGCATTTGCAGATGAGGCAATGCCACTCATTTCGGATACACCTGCTAATAGAATACCTTGATCCGATATGGAGTATTCAGATAGAGCAGATGCACCTAACATTAACTAGCCTTTTCTTCTTTAGGCTCTTCTTCACCTTTGACAGATTGTATCAATGAGTTTGTAAAAGCGTTCTGGGCCACAGTCACTTGGTCTAATTGAAACTTTAGACTAGCGGCTTTGGTTTGTAAGTCTTTTATCTGATTGATAAAATAGTTCTGGTCTTGAGATAAGTCTTCTTGATTATACTCTTTACCATCAATAGTGATTACGTTTGTTTTTTCAGCCATTACCAAGTTACTCCACTTGCTGTTGTTGGGTTTGCTTTTGCAGCTATCTGAGCAGCTATACCATCTTCTATTGATGTTACTTCATCTGCACCAAGTGCATCTTTAGCCCATCCAATAGCTTGTGTCTCTGTGATATCTGCATATGGTGTTGGTGTACCTACAAGTGTTACACCGACTGTGCCATAAGCTGACCCTGTGTTACCATCTGAGTCTTCATCAGATGC